AGAGAGCAGAACGAACGCAATGAATGCCTCAGAGAAGCGAGCCGAACTTGCTGAATCCAAGCTATCTGAAGCGCAACAGACTATAGAGAAGTTGGAATCAGAAAAGGCGGCGAAATGAGCGACAATCCGCACGTTAGATATTTACTATTCGGCTGGCTTGGTGTCATGTACGGAATGGTGATGGGTTACGCGCTGTCGGGTTTAGCTCCTCACGCTGGAATCTACATGCTGTTCGGGGCAATGATTGTCGGGCCTCTAGTGACTTCAATTTGCCAAAGCCATTATATAAAGAAACACAAGAAACCGGAGGCACCCATTGACTTATAAGCCCACCCTTTTAGCTCTACTTCTGTTGGTAGGGTGCGCATCTCCTCTCTGCTATGTGGATATTGACCACGGCAACGACCATACAAATTACTTCCGCGTAGACAGTGGGATGCTTTGCGGAAGCTATTATCGAAATCACAAAGGAAATACATATTGGGCACAAACAGACACTCATTGGGGCGGTCGAATTTTTGCCACGGAAGAAACCGCTAAAGCATTCGTTGAAAATGACTGTCACGTCGGAGGAATCAAGTAGATGCGAAGCAGCAAGAAGCGCAAGTTGGTGGGCATAGAGACTAAGCCTGTGAATGTTCTAGTTTCGAAGGATGCACGTGACAAGCTGGACAAGATGGCGGGTCCGATTGGCCTGGGCGAGATGGTAGAAACGCTGATAGAGCGAGAGTATTCTAGACGTGAACGCAGACAGCAATCACTACAAGTTGCAAATTCTTCTTGTAGTTGAGCAACCGAACCCTTAATCTTGCTTCAGCCCTCCCCGGCGAAACTGTTTAGCGTCAGTTTAAAAACGCGAGTCCCAACCCCAATTGAGGATCATCCATGCCCACAATCCTGAAAATGATTGCGGTTCACCACGCCAATAAGTCTGGGCGCGGGCAAGCTGCGTGCTTCGTAAGTGTTGATTCTGCGCGAGAGATGGTAGAGGCGGGCCTTGCGGTATGGAACAAGAAGGCGACCTTCATCAACCTCACTAAGACTGAAGCGGGCATAACTCCCGCAGCGCGTTCGCTGAAGCCCGGATTATCCGTGATGGATGGATATGTGATGGGCGAGCCAAGAGACGTTGCAATTATTGAAGCCTATAGGCCCCGATTTGCGTGGGCAGCCTAATTTACTGGGCCGCTATTGCTGCAATCATAGGCTTCCTGCTCTTTGCTAGATGGTATGAGAACGATAGATAGGGTGGGGGTGATTCAACTTCTACGCGGTAAACGACATTCATTTGGGGCAGCACTAGCGGTGTAGCCCCGACAACCGAGGGACGCATTCGGGCATGGTAGTCACAAAGACCCATGCAAACCCACGCACCCATTGGAGACACCATGGCAGACTCGCAGACCTTCCAAGGCATCGACGCGGATAAATGGCTGAGGATTAAAGAAGCTGTGCTCAACAAGGCCGGCATAGGCATTAACTCGCTCATCGGTTCTGGCTCTGCAAAGGGAATAACGCTCTCATGGTCCTATTCGCCCGATACGCAAGTGCTGATTACGACGCTGGTCAAGAGAAGCTTCTACGACCCTTCTGCGGAAGTGATTGATTCAGACATTGCTGCAATGGTGGCGGCGGCATGAGCTGGGCCTACCTATATGCAAACAGGCTACCGATTATCTCTGCACTGAGTTTGATTGTAGGCGCTGCGGTAAAGACTGCTCCCCCACCTGGTACCAAGTTCGATCTCTATACGTGGGCATATGACTTCTCCCACCAATTTCTAAACATCACGAATACCCGACTCACGGCTGCACCCGTGGTGACCCCACCGGTAAGCCCAAAAGATTCATAAAGGAGCAGCATATGAGCGTGAAAACAATTCTTTCCGATGTCGTCAAGGGATTTGAGAAGGTGTTCTCTAAGACAGAAGCGGTTGCGGCCGCAGAAGAGCCGTTGGTTGATACCCTTTTCCCTGGCATTGCATTGATTTATAACTCGATCGTCAGTGAAGCTGGTGTAGTTGAAGCGGCATCTGCTGCGGCCAATGCACAGGGCGGCACCGGTGCACAGAAGCTTGCTACAGTTGTGGCAAACGTTACACCCTCCGTGGTTGCGACCGCTGTTGCGAATGGACTTGCCGCACCAACCACCCAAGACATTACGACTGCAGCATCTGCACTCGTCACCTTCCTGAATGTATTCAAGCCTGCGGCTCCGGCAGCGTAAGTGGGACTCTCAGCATGGGCCCCAGCACTCGTAGCCTTAGCTAGCAGCCTCGTTGGCTTAGGGATGCTTTACGCCAAAGTAGGAGATCACGGCAAGCGCCTGGATGATGTAGAGCCCCGCATCGGAAAGCTCGAGATTGAATCTGCACGCAATGAAGGATTCAGGCAGGGCGTGATGAGCAATACGAAATGAGAACCCAAGAGAGAGACGGCATGAGAGGACTGAAGAGTTACGAACAGGCAATCCTTGTGTTTGTGATCTTCTTTCTCTTTGGCTTTGCCTGCAGCGACAAAATTGGACATGCGTTGGGATGGTGGTAAGTGGGGAGACCATCTGAATACTCACTAGAGATTGGCGAAGAGATTTGTCTAGAAGTAGCAACCACCGATAAGGGCATGGAAGCCATTTGCGAGGAAGAGCGATTTCCTTCTGCTAGAACGGTTTATTCATGGCTAATCAAGCATGAGGACTTTCTTCAGAGATACGCGCGCGCGAAAGAGTTGCAAACGCAATTGCTTGCGGACCAGATCATACCGATTGCCGATACCGTGAAAATTGGCACAAAGACCGTCGATAAGCCAACCGGAACTGAGACGACAACCGGCGACATGATTGAGCACCGCAGGCTTCAGATTGAGGCGCGAAAATGGTTGCTTGGCAAGTTGGCTCCTAAAAAGTACGGAGACAAACTGGAACATACGGGGGCGGATGGTGGACCTATCCAGTTCGTTGTAACGCGTGCAGGCGCAAAGCAGTAATATCCACGACATTCATCTTCAGCCCAAGCAGGGGCAGCTTCTAGATCTAATCGAGCGCTCTGCGGCCACGGTTATAGGGGTCGGCGGCGGTCGAGGGGCCGCAAAGTCCGGTGGCGCAGACAGAATCGCACTAATCTTGGCTATCGACCAGCCAGGTGTTCAAATATGCATCGTAATGCGGAACTCAGACCAGATCCGCAAGTTTCATTACGAGCAAATAAAGCGCGACTTTCCGGTGTTGGAGAATTATTCAAACATCTCCAATATGGTCTACAAGATTCCCGCCGGCTCCGCAAAATCTGAGATTAGTTGCAGTTATGCAGAGAACCTTGAAGACGTAAAGCGTAGATTTCGTTCAGGAAACTTTAGATATATCTTCCTCGACCAGGCTGAGCAGTGGACATGGGAAGAGATATCAGAGCTAAATCTGGCGATCCGATCGAAAGGCAATTGGGTCGCGAAGCTTGTTCTCCTATTCAATATGGGCGGAATCGGCATATTGGATTTGCGTAACAGGTTTGGGCCGGTAAAGAAGTTCAATGATAATGAAGATCCCAACCAGTACACATTTCTGCATGTATTCCCGCAGGACAATGTGGAATGGTCTAGGGGAGAACTTGAGCGCGACGGCCTAACTGAAGAAGACTACTATTCTTGGACTGATAAGCAGCGCTTCGACTACTTCACCACCCGCGCTCCCTATGGCAAGAAGCTGAATGCCTTGGATGACGCAACTAGGGCGCGCGACCTGCTTGGATCTTGGGAATCACTCGAAGGCGCTTACTTCGGCAGGGTCTTCGATTACAAGGCAACAATGAAGCCGGCTGAGGTCGCTGAAGGCATCCTCAAGTCGTGGGATGCCAGATGGCTGTCAACTGACTGGGGCAAGACGCACTACTGTTCTACGCATTGGCATGGCAAGACGCTGATGAGCCCCAAAGAAATAGAGCACTGGTTCGGCTGGATAGTTCCCAGACCGCTGACGGTGGTTACTACTTACCGTCGCATGATCGTGAACGAGCAAACCTCGATTCAGGTGGCGCGTGGGATTGTTGAGGCTACGCCAAAGATAGAGCGAGAGCGAATCAAGAGATACCCCTTCAGCCCTGAGCAATTCGGGGAGCGCGATTCAGAAGATACGGTGCCGATAATCATCGGTCGAGAGCTTAGTAAGTATGGAATGCCCCAACCGGAGCATGCGGATAACAGCCGCAAACCTGGCTGGGAGCTGATGTATACGCTTCTCAATAACACGAGGATATGGGCTACGCCAGTTGACCAGCGAACTGCAGAGATGGAAGCAGACGCGGGCGACACAGTGTGGATTATGTCTTCTGAATGTCCAGAGGCGCTTGAAACGATACCGATTCTCATGCGAAATCCAAAGGATTTGGATGACGTAGTGAAGACGGATATGAGTCAGGCTGTACTTGCGATGGACGTGGCTGATGATCTGCGTTATGGATTGCAGTCCGAGTTGGGTTCAAGAACTCACCGCAAACCATTCGAAGTATCGCTATCTGAGGCTATCGCTTCTGCACCAAACATTAACGTCGCTCACATGCGGCACATGAAGATGCTCTCTGAGCGGAAAGGTAAGGCCAGATGGACGGGACGATAGCTGTATTGGTTGGAATGCTGATTGTCGTCACTGCGGGCCTTATCTGGTTTGTGCGCCAAAAGTACCCGGTGATTATCGAAGCACTTGTGGCTGTCGAAAAGCGTGTTGAAGTGCTTGAGAAGCGCAAGGCATTGCTGACTGAGGCTGCTGTGAGCGCAGACAAGCCCGCAGGCGTAGGCAAGCGCACACTTCGCACGTGGAATGAGAATGTCGGGCAGGCTGAGTGAGTATTACCCCGGCAATGCCTGATGTCCAGCAGCAACAGCTTTCAGACGACACGCGCACAGCTATTGCCACGCTGATTACTGGAGTCTTGCAGGAAGAGAAGTCAGCTAGGCGTGCAGAAGTCCGCAAGGCGGGGCAGCAACGTAACTTCCGCAATGGAAATCAGTATTTGTGGTGGGATAACGCTTCGAACTGCTATATGCAGCCTGAGGCTAGCGGCAATGAACTCCCGCGGTTCATGGATGTCTACAACATCTACA